GTGTGCGCGCGGAGTTCGTGCGCGATGCGGCCATGCTGGGGATCAAGGTGACTTTCGTGCGGCGCATTGAAGAGTGCGACGACCCGGAAGGCATCTATCTCACCAACTACGAGACCGTGCGTGACGGCAAGTTGGATCCGCGCAAGTTCACGGTAGCGAGCCTGGACGAAGCGGCCTGCCTGCGCGGTTTCGGTGGCACGAAGACCTTCCGCGAGTTCATGGCCCTGTTCGCGGGCGATGACCGACGCGACCACCTGAACGCCCGTGTGCGTGGCCAGTCGGTGCCGTACCGTTTCGTTGCCACGGCCACACCCAGCCCGAATGAGTACATCGAACTGCTGGCCTACAGCAGCTTCCTCGGGGTGATGGATGTTGGCCAGGCGAAGACCCGTTTCTTCAAGCGCAACAGCGAGAAGGCCGACGAGTTGACGATTCACCCACACAAGGAACGCGAGTTCTGGATGTGGTGCGCATCGTGGGGCCTTTTCGTGCAGCGGCCCAGCGATCTCGGGTTTAGCGATGAGGGCTATGAGTTGCCGCCGCTGGACGTGCGCTGGCATGAACTGGCCAGCGACCACGACGCGGCCGGCGAGACCAGCTACGGCCAGGCCTTGATGTTCAAGGAGTCGGCAATCGGCCTAGTGGAAGCCGCCCGCGAGAAGCGCGAGAGCCTTCAGGACCGCATCGCGAAGGTGCTGGAGTTGCGCGACGAGGCGCCTGGTGCACACCGCGTCATTTGGCATGACCTGGAAGCGGAGCGCCACGCGCTGCAAAAGGCTATCCCGACGCTGACCGCAGTGTGGGGCAGCCAAGACCTGGAAGCCCGTGAGGAAGCCGTCGCGGCCTTCAGTGATGGCACTTGCGCAGAGCTTGCAGCAAAGCCCGTGATGCTGGGCAGCGGCTGCAACCTACAGCGGCACTGCGCCTGGGCCATCTTCATGGGCATCGGGTTCAAGTTCAACGACCTGATCCAAGCCATTCACCGCCTGCAGCGTTTCCTTCAGACGCGGCCGGTGCGCATCGACCTGATCTACACCGAGGCTGAACGCGAGGTTCGGCGCCAGCTTGAACGCAAGTGGGATCAGCACCGCGCCATGACTCAACGCATGGCCGAAATCATCAAGGAGTTCGGTTTGTCACACGCAGCCATGGCCTACAACCTGACGCGCAAGTTGGGCGTCGAGCGGCAAGAGATTAAGGGGGAGCGCTTCACCATCGCCAACAACGATTGCGTCGATGAAACCAAGCGCATGGACAGCGACAGCGTGGGCCTGGTGCTGACCAGCATCCCTTTTTCCACGCAGTACGAATACTCCCCGAACTACGCGGACTTCGGCCACACCGACACGAACGAGCATTTCTTCCAGCAGATGGATTTCCTGACGCCGGAACTGTTCCGCGTGCTGGCGCCGGGCCGCCTGGCTGCAATCCACGTCAAGGACCGCATCGTGCCCGGTGGCATGACCGGCCTGGGCTTTCAGACGGTCTACCCGTTCCACTGCAAGACCATTGAGCACTACACCAAGCACGGCTTCGCCTACATGGGCATGAAGACCATCGTCACGGATGTGGTGCGAGAGAACAACCAGACCTATCGCCTGGGCTGGACGGAGCAGTGCAAGGACGCTAGCAAGATGGGTGTCGGCATGCCCGAGTATCTGCTGATCTTTCGCAAGCCGCCCACGTCCACGGAGAAGAGCTACGCCGACACCCCGGTGGTGAAACTGAAGCCGTTCAGCCTGGACTTGGACGGCAACATGGTGCCTTTTGACCGCGACCTGCCGATGGCCAAGGGCACGGGCTATTCACGCTCGCGGTGGCAGGTGGACGCGCACGGTTTCACCCGGTCTTCTGGCAACCGGCTGCTGACGCCTGAGCAGCTGCAGAGCCTGCCGCACGACATGATCTACAAGATCTTCCGCGACCACTCGCTGCGCAACGTCTACGACTTTGAGAAGCACGTCGAGATCAGCGAGGCGCTGGAGGCCGACGGCAAGTTGCCGGTGACCTTCATGCTGCTGCAGCCGCAAAGCTGGAGCGACGAGGTCTGGACCGATGTCACGCGGATGCTGACGCTCAACGGCGCGCAGTCCGCGAAGGGAAAGGAAATGCACCTTTGCCCGATGCAGTTTGACCTGGCAGACCGCGCCATCACGCAATGGTCCATGCCAGACGAAGAGGTCTATGACCCGTTCGGCGGCCTGATGACCGTGCCGTTCCGGGCGATCAAGTTGGGGCGCCGCGGCCGCGCCGCTGAGTTGAACCCGGCGTACTTCTTCGACGGCGCTGCCTACTGCCGCGCGGCGGAGCTTGAGGCATCCGTGCCGTCGCTTTTCGACTTGGACGCCATGGACGCGGAGCAGCCGACAGCAGAGGCAGTCTGATGGCCGGTGGCATCGACTGGTTCCGCTGGCACCACGGCAGCGTCAACGACCCCAAGTTTCGGCTTGTGGCCGCACGGTCTGGTGCGTCCGTTGCGGAAGCGCTGGCCGTGTGGGCTTGCCTGCTGGAAGCCGCCAGCATGGCGGAAGTGCGCGGCTCACCCGGGGTGCCGGACTTTGAGGCCATGGACTGCGCGCTGGGCCTAGCCGATGGCAAGTGCCAGGCCATCTACACCGCGATGGCATCCCGCGACCTGATCGCGCCGGACGGCGAAGTCCTGGCATGGGACAAGCGTCAGCCCAAGCGTGAGCGCCCCGAGGACGACGGTGCTGCCCAGCGCAAGCGGAATCAGCGTGCGCGGGAAGCCGCTGCCGCACAAGCTGCGCCAGCGGCGGCCGAACCTGCGCAAGTCACGCCGAGTCACGCCCCGTCACACCAAAAAACGCCTAGAGGAGAGGAGAGTAGAGAAGAACCTTCTTCTCCTCTGTCGAAGAAGGGCGCGCGTGCCGCGCTGCCTGACCGACCCGGCGACGTTGACGAGGCCGTTTGGCGCGACTGGCTGGCCCTACGCAAGGCCAAGAAGGCCCCCGTGACCCCGACCGTGCTGGGCAGCGCCATTGCGGAAGCCGCGAAGGCTGGCATGAGCCTGGAAGCGTTCCTGCGGGCCTGGTGCGCCCGCGGCTCTCAGGGCCTGCAGGCCGAGTGGCTGAAGCCGCACGAACGGGCCCAGCCGCCGCCAGGTGCAACCGAGAGCCCCCGCGAGCGAGCCGCCCGCGAAAAGGCCTTCCGAATGACCGGCGGCATCTTCGGCGCCAAGCCCTACGGAGCAGAGCAACGTGACAGCAGCAACACCATCGACCATGAGCCAGAAACCGGCCTTCCCCTTGTGGGTTGACAAGCTGTTTGCGCGGCTTCTGGTGCGCTACGGCGACGCCTGGACGCGCAAGTGGGAAGGCATCCCCGAGGACGCCGTGAAGGCCGACTGGCTGGAGCAGCTGGGCCCGGTCTTCCGCAACCGCCCCAAGGCCATCGCACACGCGCTGGACAACCTGCCGCCGGACTTCCCGCCGAACAGCGAGCAGTTCCGCAAGATGTGCACGGGCTTCCCGGACATGCTGCCGGCGCTGGCCGCGCCCACCGCGAAGCCGGACCCGGAGAAGGTGGCCGCAGCTGTGCAGGCCGCGACGAAACCCCCCGCGCATGACCCCGCCAGGTCCGCGGCCGACGCACTGCGCGCCAGGCGCGAGCGCTTCGGCGGAAAGCTGGGCCTAGTCCACAAGGCGCAACTGCAAGCCCTGGAGGCCATCGGCAAATGACCGACCGCACCGACCGCATCAAGCTGGACCCGCTGCAATCGCGCTGCAGCGCGGCCCCGGGCACCTGCACCATGCGCAGCAAGTGCGCGCGGTCGCAGGCCAGCATTCCGCAGGGCACGCCGCTGGAGGACTTCACCGCCGGCTCTTTCGGCGGCGGCACGGCCACCTGCATCGGCCTCATCCTGCTGGCCGACGTGCACGCCGACGCGCCGAAGCCACGGCCCACGAAGCCAGCTGTTCGGGGAATTGCATGACCGTCGAAGACACCCGCGTCACCGTCGGCGAGAGCTACGGCCTGGCCACACACACCAGCAACCTGCGCGTGCAGGAGAAGCGCACCGACGCCGACATGATCATGGCCGCCGGCATGGTGGCCGGCCCCGCGGGCGGGCACGACCTGGGCGTGCTGCTGCTGCGCCTGCACAGCGAGTTCGACACCGCCAGGGCCGCGCTGATGCGCGTGGACCAGGAGATGCCGCGCTACCTGAAGGCAGCTGCAGCCCTGGAAAAGCGCGCGGACGCCTGGCGCTTCCCGATGCGCTCCGACCCGGTCACGCTCCGGGCCGACGCCGCGAACCTGCGCCGCATCGCAAAGCGCCGCGCTGTGTCCGAAAGCATGCTGGTGCTGATGGACCTGAAGACCGTCAGGCCCGCGCGCCAGGCGCTGCTGGACTACACCGTGGCCATGGCCGAGAAGGAGCGCTTCAGGGAGCCGCCAGAAGTGCTGGAGCGCCTGGCCCACCGGGTGCTGGACGTGCTGCTGGACCCGACCTGCCACACCTGCTGGGGCACCGGCAGCGAGGGCAGCGGCTACCTGAACGA